CACTGACTGGAAAGAAGTAATCTTCGTTAATGCTTAATGGATTATAACTGGCATCCATCATGTTGGCGCCGCCGCCGGTGTTGGTAGGGATTCTACGTTGATGCATTTCGTTTTTGACACGTTCCACAAACTGCATGGCCATGTGGCTGGGCATGTTGCCCACGTCAATTTTGAATATTCTGCGCTCTGGAGCACGTTGCACACGGTAGATCAACACTGAATCTTCTAACAATTCTTTTTGTTTGTAAACTTTAAATATGTTTTCTAGGATACTTTGTCCAAAAGGCCAAAAGAAATCTAAACCTTCGTTTAGTCCAATATGCACCACGTGACGTGCATCAATACAAGTTTCGTTCATGGCCTGTGTAAAGCGACTGTTGCCCACTCCGCCATTGCCAGTACCGCCACCGGCGCCGCCGCCGCCTGGTGAAGTGTAATTATTAGTAGTGCCGCTGCCGCCAGTGGCACGACTCACATAGTAGTCGCTGGTGGTTTTTTGAGCTACGCTCATGTTTTGAAAGTTGGGGTTGATGTCGCGGATGATATACTGCTCAGGGCGTTTGCCTTCACTTTCGTTTACGATAACACGGGCAACTTTGACCATGTCTACCCACATCATTTCAAATGTTTCTGGATCACGCACAAACACTTGATCACCGTACTTGATGGTGTTGCGGAACAGTTTAAAAATGCGTTGATCCAGCTTGTTTAGCTTGGTCCATTGTTGCAGTTGTTTCTTAACAATTTCCACTTCATGATCAGTAGGCTTGTCTGTAAAATTGATGTCAAATGGTGTTTTGTTGTCTTCATTGACTTGTGTACTAAACTCAGCAATGATGTCTAAACAGGCATTGACTTCACTATCCATGTCCATGTTTTCGTATTGGTTATAGCGTTCAATACGGTTGGGATGTCCTGAATATACTTCAGGCAATCTACTAGCATAATTGCGGAAAGCAAAGTCGTTTGGCGTACCTCCAGCATCGTACCCTGCACCGGTTTGCCTAGGATAGCCGTCGAGGCCAAATTGGTTTTGTCCACTAATTGGACTGAGTTGGCCGCCAGTGCTGGCCACTTTGAAATACTTTTTCCAACCGCGTTTACGGTTATTGTCGTTGTCTGCCATGGTAATATTATTTATCGTGCCTTAGCTGGCGTACTGCATTATTTTTGTACTAACCGCTAGTTGATTTTTCATTACCGAAACCATTTCCTCTAGTTTTTCCAATTGAGCAGCCATAAGGCCTGTGTTTTCACTATTGCTAATGCCCATACTTTGGGCTGTTGGACTGTTTAGTGGAACAATTGCTTCAGTGCCATGCATGGTCAAATTGGGTTTGTATCCACTAGTAGGGCCGCTTAGGATAGCACCGTCAGCCGCTGATATGTGTGGTGGGTCACCTTTTAATGGGGAGAATCCGTAAGTAGACAGCAGCCCTGCTTGCTCTAGGTACGATCGTTGGTCAGATTGAATGTCTAATGCGCGGCCCACGTTGTGTAGACTCATTCCGGGCGCAGCTTTGGGATTGGCTCCTGGGTTTACAGCAGCTTGTTCTTCGGGACTACGGAACGCACTGTTGACTTGTAATTTTTTGCCGGTAAGATTGAAATAATCTTGGGCCATCCGCATAAAGTTGTTTTGCACACTCGGATCAAGCTGTTTAAAGTGCGCTTCGTCACCGGTGCCACTAGTAAACTTTACAAAATCTGCGGGGTTAACTGATGGAGGACCGCCGCCAGCAGCGGCCGCAGGTGGAGCACCGCCGCCAGAACCGGCTACAGATTTTTTAGCGGCGGCAATTTCTGCGTCGCTTGCAACGCCTCCTGCTGCAGCGGCATCGCCTGCTCCGCTAGCATCGCCTCCAAATTCTCCACCCACTCCTGCTGGAGCAGATGATTTTGCTCCTCCCCCAGCTTCGCCTTCACCAAATTGTTTGTTAGCCCATTGAACTAATTTTTTCATTGAATCGGTCATTGCTTCAATTGCTTTAGAAGCAGCCGGCATTAGTTTGATTGCCATCTTGCTAAATTCAACATTCATTGCTTCAAGATTTTGCTGAGCTTTAACTGTAGACTTTGTTAGTTCGTCGGTTTTATTAATCTGTGCATCTTGAACTTGTTTGGCTTTTTCAAACTGACCTTTTTGCGCACCGTTGATAAAGTCCATTGTTTGCGAAAGCTCGGTGAAAACCCCAGGGGTGCTACCTACCTGGCTGGCAATTTGTAATTGGGCGTCTTTATTTCGAGCATACGCATCTGCCAATTCCTGTTGCGCTTGGTCTTGGTCAATTTGCCCAGACTTTAATCGATTAATAATATCCAATGCGGCGCCACCGGTGCTGTTGAGCATTTTTTGTGCGGCGTCAGTATTAGCAACACCCGCGGATAAATCTCTAACGCCTTGTCCTAGTTCACTTCCAAAACTCTGCATACGAGTTTGTAGTGTCATCATGCCCTTGGCACCTTTGATTGCCTCTTCGTTGCCGCTTTGCATTGCCAATTCATAATTGGCACGGAACTTAGCTTCGCTCAAGGCAGCATCTTGTTGTTTTTGTATTGCTTCGCGACTTAGACCGGTTACTTTGCTTAACTGATCTAACTCCATGGCATATTGTTTAGCACCAGCAGTTAGCTGGTCCGTAGACATGGATTGTGATTTGCCAAGTCTAGTTTGTTGCGTTACAAATGCACCAGCGGTGGCAGCAATATCTTCTGCGCCCATTCCTAGTTTACGTAAGCTAGTGTCTTGACCTTGTGTTAACTCACCAACTGCCTTGCTAAAATCTTCTGCACCTTCGCCAGCTATGCCACGAAAACGTGCTAATGCTACAGAGTTTTGCCCGACGACTTTTTGGAATTGTTGTAAATTTAAACCTGCTGTAGTAAACTGTCTTGACAATCCAGTCATGCCGTCAGCAACAAGAGCTCCTGTTGCGCCCATAGCGTTAAACGTTTTTGCTGTTTGATCCAGTTGATCGACTACAATTTTAGCGCCTTCGGCAATGCCCTTGGCAGCGGCCGACAATGCTTCACCAAAAATAGGAACTGTTTTTGCTAGGCCGCTGATGGCATTTGCCGCAACATCAACTACGGCATTCATGCTCTTAAGGCTGGTGTCTCCTTTGGCAACGCTGGAGGCTAGGCCGCCAAGACCTTTGACTAATTGACCTGGTACTGTTTTGAGTTCTTTACCAAATGCATTTAGTCCTACATTGGCATTTTTAGTAGCGTTATCGAGCCCTTGGAAGGAATTTCGCAATTCTTCCATTTGTCTTTGCAGTTCTTGATTTTCTTCAGCCATGCTTTTTTACCCGATAAGTATTGTTATATTTATGGTGGACAAAAATGACCCAAACTAACAACCCTTTACGCCGATATTTTCGACAACCGGCAATTCATGTGCGCTTGCCCAGTGGCGGAAAATACTACCCTGCTGGCACGCTAGACATGCCGCCCAATGGCGAAATACCAATTTTGCCAATGACTGCCCTCGATGAAATTACCAGCAGAACTCCGGATGCCTTGTTTAACGGATCGGCTGTTATGGATATCATGACCAGCTGTGTTCCAGCTGTTAAAAATCCGTGGCAAATGCCCATGATTGATTTTAATACCTTACTAGTGTCTGTGAGATTGGCCAGTTTTGGTCACGAAATGGAAATTGGTAGTACCTGCCCAAAGTGTGGCCACAATCATGCATTGACGATAGATTTACGAACTGTGCTCGACAATCTTGGCAGCCCCAATTACGATGAGTCTGTTAGTGCAGGCGATTTAACCTGTTATTTTGCTCCTATGACATACCGCCAGGTAAACGATGTTAGCAGGACCAACTTTGAAGACCAAAAAATCATGCAGGCCTTAAGTAACTCTGAACTGTCTGAAGAAGATAAATTAAAAAAATTAGGCGACGCTTTTAGAAAAATAACAGAACTTACTATCAAATCTATTTCAGAATCAATTGCAGTAATTAAAACTGCAGATGCCATGGTCACAGATAAGCCTAGCATTTTAGAGTTTTTACAAAACTGCCCAAAGCATGTGTTTGATCAAATACGAGATCATACTGTAAAGCTCCGAGAAGCAACGGATTTAACTCCAGTTAGTGTAACCTGCGAGGAGTGTTCTGAACAGTATAAACAACCGTTCACACTAGATATGTCTAATTTTTTCGGGAACGCCTCCTAGTACTAGACTCTGATAGCATCTCTAATATGGTTGATGCTATGGAAAAAGAAACACGCAACATTCGGCTTGATGTTTTAAAATTGTGTTGGTACATGAGAGGCGGCGTAACATACGAAGAAGCCATGCAGATGAGTCAGCAGGAGCGTGGCATTATCAACGATATTGTTAAAGACAATATGGAAACAACCAAGAAATCAGGACTTCCGTTCTTTTGATGTTAAACTTAGACATTATACAAGCAGATATAGAAAAGTGGATCGTGGACTTTGTAGAAGTCCCTCACCCTGCGTTGGGTGGCTGGGCTCCATGCCCGTATGCCAGAAAGGCACGCCTGGACAGAGACTTTGAAGTTCGACTGGGCCTAGCACCGTTGCATGATTTGATTAAGATTAGCAAAGAGGGACTAGGTGGCAAAAGTGTTATAATCATTGCCTACAATCCCAAAACACACACATACAAAGATTTTAG